TTTACTTTGCCTTCATAAGCCATAGTCAAATGCAAAGCAATCAACTGCATTTTATCCTCTAACTTATCAACTAATTCAACGTCTTGAATATTATACTCTACAAACAATTGATAATCGTTTTGATAGAACTCTTTAAAAGTATCATAAGGGTTTTCAGTTTTCTGTTCACCCAATTCTACTTGACCAATATAATCTAGTTTATAACTTTCTTGTCTAACAAATGTATGTTTACGATATAGGTCAAGATAATCTAAAACTGAAACACCAAGAATGTCATAATAGTTTTGTTCTTTGTTAAATCCTTTGGCAGTTATTCTTGCACTATTTTGACTTACGACACCCCAAGGACTAAACTGATTTAAAAATTCATTACCCATAAGATATTTAAAACGATTCATCAAATAAGGTATGTCAAAGAACTTAACATTCCAACCTGTTACAATATCTGGATTATAAGCAGTCCAGAACTTTGTAAACTTAATTACCAAATCTCTCTCAGTAGAACATTTAAAATATTTTACATCATCACGGTCATTGACAAAGTTGCCACAACCAAAAACAATAATACTTTTTCTTGCATGGTCTTTTACAGTAATACAGATTAAAGGTTCTTCAGCCTTATCAACATCAGGAAAACCATTCTCACTTTCACACTCAATATCAATTGTGATTAATCTTATTTGTTTTAAATCCCAATCAACTTTACCTGGGAACTCATCTGCGATATATGGATATTGAAATCTTGTATTGCCAAAGTATTCAAAGTTAGTTACATCTTTGTATTCGTCAATCCACTTTCTTGCTTCATACATACTTTCATGTTGTATCTTTGCTACATTACGACCATCTAAAGTTTTGTAACCTGTTTCTTTTTGAACAGGCGTAAACAAAGATGGTTTGTAATTTACTTTAAACTTTTTGTGGCTGCCATCATGGTTGATACCTCGGACGAGTAATCGACCTTTATATGGCAGCACACTTGTATAAAATTTCACTATATCTGTGTATTGTTGAAATGTTTATTTAATGATTGTAATTTTTCTTCAGCAGTTGATATTAATTCTAGTTGTTTATCCATTTCTTGAATGTGTTGTGGATGCTCTCCTATACCTACTGAATTGTCAAAGTAAACAATTAAAGTAGCATATCCTTCTGCTATTTGTGCTTCGTATTTTTTTGCTAATGCCTTGAATAAGGGATTATCTGCTTGATGATTTTTTGCCATTTTTCACTCCTTCTAATAATATAATTATAACATAAAAATGTTATATTGTAAAGCATTAATCTAAACTATATTTTGTTGTGACCACATATTTTCTGTCTGGATTTACCATGACATTTACTCGACTCATAAACTCTCGGTCAAAGAGTATCGGAGTCCTATCTTCTCTATCATCTAGAGTAAATTCTGTTTCATACATGGTATCAAGAAACTCTACATTTAATTTGATAACATATCTATCTTCATCATAATCTCTTAGGCCGCCTACTGATATTTCTTCTTTACGAATAATATCACTTGTAATTGTTTTACCTAATAATGTCCATGTAACCTTTTTGTCTTTTACACTCATCTTATCAGCGTGAATAACCGACATACCTGAATTACCTGTATCAAACTTAGCGATGATTTCACCAAATGGTTTGATAGTTACAATCTCTTTGTAACCACACTCACTAGGTACTTTTATCCAATTCTTTTTTTCACTAAAGAACTCTAATATTTCTTTACTAATATTACGACCAGTTGCTTCTTCCATACCCTCAGTACCAGGTGATGAATTAACTTCAATAATAAATGGTGGTTCTTTTGTTCTATTTTTACTTGGTATAAAGTCAACAGCAGTCCATAAACCATTTACTGCTTTTGCAGCCTTTAAACTTTCTTCTATTTCTAATTCTGTTAAATCTAATTTTTCTGGTTTAGAGCCTTGCGATACATTTGACCTAAAGTCTCCCTCGATTACAGGTCGTTTCATTGTAGATAAAACTTTACCACCCATCACTAGGACTCTAGCGTCATAATCTGTTTTGATATATTCTTGTAAAAGTAAATCAGCATCCTCATCTTGTTTATGTATCAATTGAACGATACTATCTAATGCTTTTGCTGACTCTACAAATAGAACACCAACACCTTTACTACCTCTTAATGTTTTAAGTATGATAGGATATTGTGTATTTAAATTCTCAAATGCTTGTACAGAGTTTTCTGGATCGTTTATTAGATGTGTTACAGGTTGTTTTACACCATAGTCAGCAAGTCTTAGCGATGTTCTATACTTGTCAGCACAAACACTAATTGTCTCCCTACTGTTCACCACACAAACACTATGTTTTTCTAATAGTGAAATTATATCCATCCAACTATCTTTTCTAGTTACTGAGCCACGAATTATAGCAATCGTATCTTTACTAGAAACTTCAAAACCTTTTTCATCATCTTTATTATGAAGTCTTAAAGCACCTTCTGGACTCGTAGTATAACCACCAGTTAGTTTATACAGATAATATTTCCAACCTAACTTTTCTGCTTCTTCTTTTAATCTATCAGCAGTATGAAAGGTCTTTGCCTTTTCTGGCTCATCTGTAACTACAAGTAGTTTATACTTACCATTCTCTGGCGCTTCAGATATAAACTCTCTAAACTTCGGTGCCTTCATCTTCTATTTTTTTACCTATGTTATATTTTGCTTGTAAGTCCCATTCACCTTTTTCTTTAAATGATAAAACTTTAATTTGTGATAGAGGTGCTTTTTTCTCAGCAACTGTAGCATTAATTATTGCAATTAATCCCCAATCAGCCAATAATTGAGCAATTGTATTTCTTCTTTCAATATCGTTCTCGGTTAAGTTTGCTTCTTTACCATCTAATGCAAATAATTCCTTAAAATGCACTATGAAATATCTACCTTGTTTGTGTAGTATATGACACGATTGAAATAATTTTTTATCTTTTCTAGAGGCAACACCAATCCTAGTTAGTGTTTCACGAACCTTTAAAAAATCGTCTGGTTCTTTCAATTGAACTTCCAGCATTTTTTCTGGATGCCAACTATTATCTAATTCATTCATTTTGTCCCACCTTTATATAATTTTTCCTTGATGAGCTTTATCTCATCTTTGGTGAGTATATCAAGAGCGGACTTTGCTTTATCATTACTATATCCATAATACTCCTTTACACACTCAATTTCTTTTAATTTACTCGCCCTCAGAAACGGACTATATCGCTTCTTTGTTCTAATACTATTTAGTAGAAATTGAAATTGCATATCCTTGTCTATGAAATGGTTTCTATTCATTTCATTTACAAGCATTATGGTGTCTGAAAAAGCAGACAATAGTTTGTTTACGATAAATGCAGGATACTTTTTCTTCCATAATTCATCTTCGGACTTTGTTAAGTCTTTCTTTGTGAAGTTTATGGCGTTTAAGTATTCTTTTAATTCGTAACTCATTTGAATTTAACCTGGGACATCAATTCAGTTAGACACGCCACCAGATTAATTTCTTGGTCAGCTACAAAGGCAGACTTATACTGATAATCAGCAATAATTAAAACAGCATGAGGTATAGTTTCTGGTTGTAAACTATCATACATATTGTCATAAATTTTTCTAAAGATTTTAACTGGATCGTTATCAAGATTATTGACAACCCATTTTCTCATATCACTAAACTCTTTACCTTTAAGGTGTGTTACAAGTGTCTTTAAATTTTCATCTGAAACATTTACAAGAATACCAGCGTCAATAGTACCACTTACAGAATATCTTTGTAATTCATTAATCAGTTTTCTAAAGTCTGGGAAATGCTTCTTAATTAATTCAGCAAGTACCTTATCTTCATAGTCAACATTTTGTTCTTTGAGAATATGTGTTGCTCTTGAAAACAACTGACTTGCTAATTTAGGTTTATCTTTAGGATTAATTCTAAATTCTATATTAGAAAACCTACTATGTAAAGGTTCAATTATTCTATTCTTAAAATTACAAGTAAGAATAAATCTACAATTCGCATGAAACTCCTCAATGAAGCCTCTCAATGCAGGTTGTGTTGATTGTGGATTTAGATAATCTGCCTCATCAAGTATAACTACTTTTTTACCACCTGATAGTGATACAGTAGAAGCAAAGTTTTTAATCTTATTTCTTAGTACATCAATGCCACCTTCTTCGGAACCATTAATCATAATCCAATCACAGTTTAATTCTTCACATAATGCTTTCGCAACTGTGGTCTTACCAATACCTGGTGTACCTGAGAATAATAGATTAGATAATTCGCCTTTAGTAATAAAGGACTTGAATAGTGTTTTTAATGATGTAGGTAATATACAATCATCAATCTTGGCTGGTCTATACTGCTCGACCCATAAAAAGTCTGTATTCATATTTCACTCCGTTCATATTATAATTAAAATTACTTACTGATTGAACTGTCTGGCTCAAGAGCAATCCAGTATTCAATAGGTAGTTTTTTGTTTTTGAAATGAGATATAGACTTTGAAGATACTGAAACATCATAATCACCAGATATCATTTTTA